ATTACAACGTAAGGTGCAATTGATCCTGTAAGATCACCTGCAAGTTCTGCAGTGGGTCTTCCTTTGAACATAGAATCTTCTGCTTCCAATGCTTTACCAATTGGGTCTGCATAAAATTCTTCACGTCTTGCAATTTTACCTGCAGCTACATCTCTTTGACCTTGTAATTGACCCATTGATGGGCCTTTAAGTTCACCTCTATTAATTAATTCATCAATAATTGCTCTTTGTTTTCTATTTAACTCATTTGGATTTAAAGACTTGTCATCTAATTTTTTTTGTAATTCTTCTAAGGTAGCCATTATAAAGTACCAAACCCTTCTAATAATTGTTCATTTGTTAAATCTTTAAAAGGATTTTCTAGAGGTTGAGGTAAGCCTTCTTGTATGCCAGTAATTCCATATCTTCTTCTGTAATTGTTAATTGTATATGAATCACCTAATAAACCATCTAAGTAATTTTGTTCTAGTGAATTAATATCTTCAAGAATTGTATTGTTGACTGATCTTAAATCTCTGATTACAGATTCTTGACCTCTTAATAATGGGAAAATGTTTACAAGGTCTTTTGCCATTGCTATATCTCTAGCTGTTAACCTGTCTTTTGATTTTAATGAGTTAGCTAATGCATAGACCATAACAGTTTCGTTGATAGCTAACTGTGATAAATTTTGTTTATCTTTTTCTCCAGTAGCATCTGCTATCTGATTCATTATAAAGTTTTGATTTACAGAATCTCCTAAAATTTCATCAATTGCTTTACCTGCGTTTTCTCTTTGTTTTTCTGGTGTTTTACCCTCCACTTCATTACTCTTGAGCCAATCATCAATTAACAAATCTCTATATTCGTTTGCTTTTGCTTTCGCTTCATCTGCATTAGAAAACATATTCATGCCTGTAAGGTCATACATTGCATCACCCAATCTTGATTTAAATAAATTGAAACGTCCAACTGGACCAGCACCTGTCGTACCCTTTGCTTTAAATTCTTCTAAAATTCTTATTGATTTTTGACCAAGAGCTAATGCTTTATATTTACTTGAAAGATCACTTAATAATTCTAAAGCAGGTTTATCAAGAGCTGAGTTAGGTGCAAACCTTACATATTCTCCTGGTGCTAATGTAGTAAACATCTGTCTACCATCTGGTCCTATACCATCAGGTCCAGGAATAGCCATTTGTACTGTTCCATCTTTTAATCTACCAGCTACAACATTAATTGGTTGTCCATCTCTTCCTATTATTTGTACAACACCTGGAGTTCTTTCTGGTGCGTCTGGAGCTTCAAGCACAGTGTTTCTTCTATCTATTTCATCTTGTGCTAATTCAAGAGCATCAGACATAAACTCATTTGATAATTCATTTTCTTTTAATTTAATTGTTGCATAGTTGTTTACCGCTGGGCCTAAAGCAGATCCAAATACTTCTAATGCTCCACTCAACCCACCTTTTTGTGTTTTACCTGACAATAATCCTGATGCAAGATTTGCAAGGAATACAAGTTTTGCTTGTGACTTTTGTCCAGCCATTAATTCTGTTCTATAAGCTTTCGCTAGATCTATAACTTCTGTATTTACTTCAGTGCCATCTGATGCTTTGATCTTGCCAGGAGTCTCTAATGTTTCTTTTCCTGAAGCAATGACTTTTTTGTTTGCTTCATCATTAGTTATTGTCTCTGTTTCGGTAACCGTTGTCTTGTCTCCTTCAGGACCTTTTTTCTCTGCAACTTTCACCTCTTCTTTAACACCAATTAAAGGTGCCGATAGATTAGGGTCATTGTTTTGAACAACTTTATTTACATCAACAGAACCTTTTACTACTTCAGATTCGTTCTGTGTTTCAGTTAGCCTGTCATTTTGATTTTTATTACCCATCCCTCTTGGATTTCTAGGTCTTGGTTTTGATGAAACTTTTACTTCATCTTTTATTTGTTCGTTTGAAACTATTTCGTTTAATCTTGGTGTAAACTGTTCATTAAATTGATCATCATCTAAGTAAGACATTCCAAATTGTTTAGACTTTGCACTATGAGCTGCTCTCTCTTTTGGGCTCATTTTTTTAATTCTATCAAGTTCCTTGCTACCTGCGTATGTAAGATATGCTGGTCCTGCCATTAGAGCAAGAGACGTTGCAGCAGGTAAACTTGCTAATCCAGGCAATGCTTTAGTCGCTAGATATGATCCACCTAATCCAAAAGCTGTTCTTCCAACTGGATCTTGAACGCCAAAAGCATCTGCAACTTTCTCTCCAGCTACATAACCACCTACTGTGGGAATACTTACACCTTGTCTTAAAAATCTTGCTGGTCCACTTACAGACATTCTTTCCATAAATGTTGGTGGTTTTCTTATGGCTGGAACTGGTGCTCCACTATAAGGTTGACCAACCATTATACCTGTTTGTGCATGTATTGGTTTGATATGCCCTTTTTTTAGGGCCATCTTACGAAACATTGGTCTGTTCAATACTTTATTTATAGACATGTTTCTCCTTATTGTGATGCTTGATAAGCTGTGAATGCTCCTAAACCTGTACCTACAGCTTGTGCCAGTGGACTTGTAGTAGGTTGAGTACCCATCGTTAAACCTGATTGTGATTTAGGTCCAGCAGCATATAGGTTAGATAAAAATTCTGCTCTTTGATAAGGTTCGTATTGTTGTTGCAGTGTAGTTGCTCTTTGTGCATCCAACGCTTGTTGTGCTAGTTGTCTTTGAACTCCCCCTGCACCCATTAGTTGTTGTATATCTGCTTGTGCCATTTGTTGTTGACCTGCACCAGCACCTAGTAATTGTTGACCTGCACTTAAACCTGTTCTTTGTTGATTTTGTGCTGCTTGTAACGCTGTACCAAAACCTTGAGCTTGTGCTCTACCCATTGCATCTAAAGTTCTTCCTTGAAGTTCTGCTTGTTGCACACCTTCTCTACCACCACCAAACGCTCCTGCACCAACAGCTTGTGCTGATAATTGGTTTTGCATCATTTGACCTTGTCTTGCAATTTCACCTGTTACGTATTGTTGATATGGATTTAAGAATTGTCCAATCTGTTGAGCACCTACAGGTTGAGCTGCTGCTTGTATTTGTGCGATACCTTGATTAACAGTACCAGTTCCTACACCAGTTTGACCTGCTCTTTGAAATCCTAATGATTCTAATGCACCTGGCCCTGCAGTTTGAATGTCTGGCAAATCGATAGGTCTTTGAGCGACCTGTCTTGCCATATCCATCAATTCAAGTTTTCTTTCCTCTATACCTGGGGCTTCTCTAACAAATGTTGTTGTTGTAGATGGTGGTGCACTACCTCTCGATCCGCCTCCTCCGAAAAAACTCATATTATATCCATTTCTCTAGTTGAACGTGTTTCTTTATCCATCCCCATTTCTTTGAGACTTTCTCCCAACCAGGTCTGGCCATGATACTCATACGTTTACAGTTGTTGTGTTTCGCAAAATTAGTTACTTCTTTGACTAAATTGTCTTCCCAAAATTCTCTTCTTTTACCTGTGCAGATAACTATTTCATACTGTGCATAGTTTGGTAGTTCTGCAATTCTACCTATACATACACCAAATACTTTATTCTCTTCTTGTTCATCTGATCCAAACATTACCCAACTTTGCATTACATCTTTTGTAAGTTGATCATAGAACCATTTTGAATCTGCATACTTTCCAGAAAAAGCTAATGCCTCTGAAACCATAAATTCCATTAAGGGCCAAAATCTCTCTATGTCTTTTGGCTCAATAGGTAGTACGCTGACTAAAGGTTTAATTCGTTTTTTGTTTGCTGATGCCATCCTTCTCCTTCAATAAATCAAACACACGTTTATAACGTGCTTGTTGTTCATAGAAATATTTGGCACCTTTTTCTCTCATATCTTTTATGCTACTTGGATTGCCTCCAGCTATGATACCAGCACCTAATACTCCATCTGCTCTTGTTACAAACTCTCCGTCTGCTAATTGAGCTAACATTGTATCCTCGTCTTTGTCTCCTGCTCCTGATCCGTCTTCTACATAACCTGATGCTCTTACATAATTATTTGCATCGTCCTCGTTATGCTCAACTTTTGATGGTAGGTAATTTACACCACCTTCATTAAATTTTCTTATCTCTGCTAAACCACCAGTTCTTAATCTTGTTTTCTCCATGGCATACGGTCCAACTCTCTTGTCACCTTGATTTTTTGGATCTGCTTCTGGGATGTAAACTTTTTCATATGCTTTTTCTTGTCCTGTAGTAGGATCTATATATGAATATCCAGGTCTTTGTGCAGCAAGATCTGCGTAAGCTAAATTATATGTTGGTTGATATACGTCAACAGGTCCTTGATCGAAAGCACCTAATGCATATGGAACTCCACCTGCTAGTGCAGAAATTTTTAACATGTCATAACCCGCTGTAGGATCACCTTGTTTGTATAATAAAGAATTTTTAAGTTGTTCTAATCCAAATTTTTTTGTTGCTTCTTGTTGCACTGCTTGTTTTGCTAATTGTTCCCGCACCATACCACTATTCATTAAACTTTTCTGCGTTGCCGCAGCACCTGCTTGTCCTGCAGCAAATGGAGAATTAGCTGCAATAGTTCCTGTTGTTGGTAATGATGCTGTCTTTGCTGCAAACAATGAAGATGCTGGAATTTGTTGTACACCTGGTGCAAATGTAGAAAGTCCCGCAGAACCTAAAGTGTAACCACCATAAGCTCCAGCCGCAGCTCCAAATAATCTTCCTAGCCCTGAAGCGCCTGATTCTTTTGCTCCTCTGTATCCTTTATAACCACCGTAGGCTGCTAATGCGTAGGGTAAGAATTGTAACATTATAAATATTTTCTCCTTAGATCTAAATGATCAATATTACCATTTTACTTGTCCTTTATCAACTCATCGCCAAATCTACCCGAATAGGCATGTTCACCTACATGAGTGATTTCATCGTTTACATAGGCATAGCATTTACCACCAGTTTCTTTCCAAATCTTACAAAAAGCAAAGTCCTCACCCATATAAGTTTTGTCCTCTGGATTGTGCAAAGTATCGAAAAAATTCCACATCTCTTTGGTCTTTTGTAACTTACCATTGATTAGTGTATCTTGGTAAATCTCTTTATCTGGATACTCTTTTTTGAGGGTGTCAAACACCTCTCTTTTAATTAACATAAACCCTGTAGGAGCATGGGTTATTTCAATAACATGATTATCCAAAGCAATGTTACTTGCATCTGGCACTCTCATTGGAAACCTATAGAAGGCTCGTGTTCTCAAATCTTCTGTATTTTTTATACGCCCGTTTTCTATTAACTCTAAACCTTTATCCCAACACATATCCTTAAGTGGGTAAGGCACAGATATGACATCTTTATCAGCATCCAATAAATGTTGTAAACTGATTGGCTTAAAAGCAATGTCAGAGTCTATGAATAATAAGTGTGTGCATTTAGTTTGTAGAAAAGCAGATACACATAAATTCCTACCTTGTGTCACTAGGGATGATTTAAATAATTGAAACATTAGATTGATACCATTGTGCCAACAATATTTTTGTAATTCTAAAACTGATTGAGTGTAATGAATTGAAACATCTGAGTGACAAGGTGTGCCTACAAATACAGAAAATTTTGGTGTGTTTGTTTTCTTTTCTTTTTTATCAAACCATATGGGTTCATGATTTTGCATTTAATACTCCCTCTAAAAAATTAGTCCATTCCATTCTTCTTTTATTCCAAGAATAAAATCGTTTATAAAAATCTTGTTGTATTTGTAAATGCTCTTGACATCTTTCATGATGTAAATAATCTACAACTGAGTCAATGGCATAAGCAAAACACTCTGCCATATTTTTATAATTAGTGTCATACTGAACATAGACAGGCCATTCAGAACAAGTCTCGTAAAGAGCCCCATAATTAGTTGTTATCATATGCAGACCAGCACCCAATGCTTCTATTGCAGATATGCAAGATGTCTCTTCCCAATTATTAGAATAGGGAAATATTTGATAGTCTGTAATGTGTTCACAAATATATTCATTACTATGCCAACCTTTGTAATTTACATTTTTTAATTGAGCTGCTTGTGCATATAATGGCTTATATAAATTGTCGTTTGCATCCATAAATTCATTGCCATAAATTTTTGTAGAAGAATAAACATCTAAAGTTATGTTTTCGTTTTTTAATAGTTGCATAGCACCTAGCATTATATTCAATCCTCTCCATGGTGTGGGATGAAAAATCATTTTAATAGGATCACCTTCTTTGTGTATTTTTCTTTTAGGAAAATTTTCAATAGCATTTTTTATTACTGTGCATCTTTCAGTAGGTACTTTGTAAAAATATCTAAATTTTTCATACAACCAATGTGAGTTAAATACATACCAATCATACTTAGTATGGTTATCTTTATTTTTAAACCATGGTTGTAAATTTGGTTGATCAAAATTATTTTGTAACCATAAAATATTAATTTTGTCTTTTGCTAATGGTATTTTTTCAGGAACAGATGTAGTGAATTGAAAATTATTTAAAAGCTTAGCTTCAACATGTTTTTGTAAAAGTTTTACTTGTAATTCTGTACCACCAATTGGATTCATTACTTGGTTTTACCAAAAACCTGAAGGGAATCAACCTCTATTGCTACATCCTGTTGCAAATCATCTGCTATAGTATCAGTGTTAGGATCACTTACATCATTATCAAAATCAAGTTTTGATGTATAAACTTTGCCAGTTCTTTTATTTTTTACTGTTTCAACAAATTTTGCTTTAACTATTGGAACTTTTTCACCATTTACTATTGTATACTTTTTATCGTCCTCCGCCATTATTTGCCCGTCCTTGTCGGTTGTATTTCTTATAGTCTCTCTTCTCTCCTTTTGAAAGTCTTTTTTTGTGTCTTCGGGGTCTTTTCCTTGGTTTTGGTCTAGGTGTAAAATTAATAAATTTACGTTTAGCCATTTTCTTGTGATCTATCTATAAGAGCGTAATTGATTACACCAGTTACTACATTACTTACATTTGCTTCAGCGGTCACCGCATCTCCAGCTTCTAAATTTAAAACACCACTTACAGCATTGTCTGAGCTATCTGATGTTAATGTTTTTTGATAAAATTGATATGTTGTTCCATCATTTAACGCAGCTTTGACAGCCACGTCAGAACTATGATCATTGGCAATAAGTATACTTTTTATAATAGCAACACCACTTGTTGGACATGTAAATAAAGTTTTTACACTTGTAGTATCTAATGAAAACCCTGCGTTTTTATATTGTATTGTCATGATATAAAAAAATTAAATGCCTGTTCTTCGTTTTTTAAATCAACTTGATAAGTAGTGTTTAGTTGTGTCTTAACTGTATCAAGTGATTGTATAATTTGTCTTTGGTTTTCTGCCTCGTATTTATCTTTAGGTTCAGGAATGTATACCGTTATCTTTGCCATTATCTCATTCCGTCTTGTGTTACGTCAGCTCTGAATGTTCCAAATCTCCAATTGTCATTTACTGCAGTATTTTCTATTTTTATATTAGCTAATCTACCTCTTATTCTAGTATCAATTTTTGAAGTAGTTGAGTTTACAACAAATGAGACTGTAGTTGAATTACCAGCAATAGGAAAATCTTTTGTACCCATGGTAATAGAAACATTACCAGATAAATTTTTAAAGTCAGGTAGAAATCTACGAATATTTAATAAAAACTGTCCATCACCATCTATAGGTAAGTCAAAGTCTCCTGATTGTACAAAAGCATTTATTGATTCCTCAGTCCCTGATAAAGTAATTTTGTTCACTCCTGTTTCATGTGCAAAATAAGTAGAAGCACCAAATGTGTTTGTAACTCCATTCACTACAGGAAATTGTGGTACAGCTGTTGAATCATATTCTGTAGCATACGGATTAGCATAAGTAACAGAATCTGCATATGTTGTTCTTGATAATGACATTGTCGACCAAGTATTTTCAACATAGTTATATATTACTGACCTATCAATCTGTTGTGATGGTCCGGTGGTCGGTGTCCCTTTAGGATAAAACCAAATTATCTCGTTATACAATGAATTATGCGCACCAAAAACTATTTGATTCGATGCATAATTTATTCCTAGATTATCTCCATCTGTTGTAAATACAAAATCTTCAACCAATGATGGCAATAGTTTGACTGTACCATCAAACACGAAGAACCCGCCAGAGTTACCCATCCAAAAAACTTTACCGTCTGAGTAAACTGCTGCGTGAGGTCCCATACAACCACAATTAGTACCTACTTGTCTAATAGAAAATGTAAAAGGTGGTCCTACAAACTGCATAGTGTAAGCAGCTTGATCTGTTAATATTAGAACGTAATCTTTACCATTAACAGCTGTCACTATTGTATTTCCTGTATCGAGTCTAAATGTTCCTGCCGTATTAGTGGCTGTTGGAGTATACACATTAAAATTTTCTTGATCACTAAATCTAATAAACATAGGGTCTTGACTACTAGTTTGACCAATAATTGTTTCAGTACCAAAATGTATGAAATGTCTGTCTCGATCTGAAACAAGAGTAGATATACTTTTTGTTGGGGCACTTGTCATAACAACAGCTCTATTGTTTAAAGGGTTGCTGACTCCTGGATCCCAAGTAAATGTTTTACCGTTTCTTATTGTGCAAGTTAATACTTCTCCAAAGTTATCTAAAGTCCAATTACCTGGATCAAGTATTACAGATGAGGTTGTAGTTTGTTGTCCCCATGCTATAAAGTTTGAAACTTCAGTCACAGTTGCACCATTGCTATGGGCAGCAGTAGATGTTCCTAATGCTCCTCTTGATATTCCTGTAAGATCATTTGAGCTTACTCCAGTGTACGTAATTAATTCTTGATCTACTAATATTGTTCCCCCAGTGCCAGAAAATCCCGTTGCACTTGTAAGTGTGATACTTGTACCAGAACCACCAGTACCATTTGCATCATTTAATAAAGCACCGTTGAGTGTAGTTGTTTGTGCGCCTGAAACATTTCCACCCCAAGTTCCTGTTCCCCAACCATAACCATACGTTTGTATAACTGGTCCTATTTCAATGTATGGGTTAATTGTAGCCGATCCTGCTGTTGACATACCAGTCCCAGATTCAACAGAGGGCATTGTAATGGTAAATGTATCTGCAGTTGCTGTAATTATTTCAAAAGTATTTGTTGTAAAATCTGTTGTTGCGTAACCTGTAGCACCACCTCCAGGTAATGTAACAGAAGTAAAAGTGAAATATTCACTTGCAACCAATCCGTGTCCAACCTTATTTATTGTTACTGTGGCTTGTCCGTTTGTTGAAGTGAATGTTGCTCCTGTAATAGCTGTGTCTAGTGGAGTAATATCATAAAAAGCGTCCTCATAATAAACTAATAAAACTTTTGATGTACCAATAGCTCCATATTTTCTACCTTCTAAATCTGTCCAAGTGTGTTGTGCACGCGCAGGTCCAGATATTGTTTGTTGTCCAATAGCTGCAAACCCACCTATTTTTTCTGGTTGATTATATCTAAAACGAACAAAGTCTCCATCAATCCATCTGCCTTCTGCTCCAGATGGAGTATCCGTTTTATCAAAACCCGGCAATAATTTTACATTTGTTAGAGGCATAGGGTATTTTACACTAAGTTAAAGCTTCTTCCAAGTCGTTGGTGAGGGCATGTTGTGTTCTGATTTTATACCTTTTTTCATAGTCAATAGCACATCACCAGATATTGATATACGTGCATTTATCTTTTGATTGATACCAGTCTCATGAAATATCATAGATGGAAAAATCACTATATTACCTGTCTGAGCAGGATATTCAGCTTTAGCAAAATTTACCTCGTCCCATTTTTTAAAATAAGGTTCTCTCTTTGGTATATTTAAACCTACCTTATGTGCATCATCATCTATAAAAAAAAGGTTACCTTGTTCTATAGCATCTGGATAATACACAAAACTAAAATGGCTAGACATATGTCTGTGAAAAGAAATGAATTGTTCTTTATTAGAATATGTGGCCCATGATTTAGTAATGTATAGTTCAAAAAGTTCTAAATTATAATGTTGTGCATCTAATGCTGCAATAATTACTTGTTGTATTTCTTTAAATAATTTATCAAATCTTCTATCTGTGTGGAGGTTATCATCAATACTCTGTAAATCCTTTGCTTTAATGTCCGTTGTCCGTGAGTATTGAGAATTTGTTGCTGTAACGTTTTCCTTTAAATATGGTAATATTTCTTTATTTATTTCTTCATTATTATTTATTTTTGAAATGTAAATAGGATATCCAAACCATTTACTTAGATTAGTCATTAAGAGTTCCTAATGAATCAAACCACAAATAGCTATTCAGTTTAGATAATAACTTTTCCATATCATTGTCCTTTACCACATATGCGTGAGTATAAGTACAAAAATCTTTAATGGCTTCATACCTGTGATGACCGTCCAAAAGTTGATTGTTTTCATGCACTACAAGAGGGCATAATAAACCTTTTTCTTTAATATCTTTTTTAAGTGTATCTATTAGATCTTGATTTAAATTTAATTGTCTTGGTTTGATGGTATCTATAACAACTGATTTAATTAAACTTTTAAATATTACTAGTTGGGGTTCTAAAAACACTATAAGATTTTTATAAATCTATAAACTATCTCACCATTACCGCCATCAGCTCCACTAGTAGACCCACCAGTTACTTGAGCAGCTCCGCCACCGCCACCAGATCCTCTTGTCCCAGGAGTACCGTTTGTACCAGATCCAGCTGATGATCCTCCAGCTCCTCCTGTAATTCCACCATCATAAGAATTAGCTCCTGAAAATCCAGTTATTCTACAGTTGTCGCCACCACAGTTACCAGATCCTGATATACTTCCTGTCGCTCCGTCACCACTGTCGTTAAAAGTTCCTGCTGGACCAGATGTGTTTGTGTTGACATTTTTTGTTGCTCCATCTGAGTCTCTAAATGTTCCTGTGCTTATGCTTGAACTTACAGTTGCAGATCCGGGTGTTCCTGCAGTATTCGTTCTTAGTGGCCCTTGTACACCACCTCCTGTTCCAGATGATCCACCACCTCCAGTTAAAGTAAATAAAGATCCTGCACTTGAGCCAGATAAAGTTGTTGAGGTTCCATCTCCTGCTGTTACATTGTATCCGAGTCCTGTTCCTGATCCAGATGATCCAATTGAATAAGTCATAGTCTCACCACCTGTAACTGAAAATATTTTGTCGGAAACGTATGCACCAGATCCTCCACCAGCTCCAGCTGATTCACCACCAGCTTTATCATAGTCTACTCCACCAACCGCACCACCTCCGCCACCAACTGCTGCTTGAATATGAAGTGCATTTGCATTACTTGGTACAGAAAATGTGCCTGAACCAGAACTTAACGTAACAAATGATGTTGCTTCAAAAGCTGTAAATACAAGTTTATAGGTGCCACTTACATTTGCATAAGCTTCATTTACTTCTTGATAGGTACCACTAACATTAACAAAAACTTGATTTGCTTGTTGAAAGCCACTTGAATTTCTAACATAAGTCTCAGCCATTTAAAGTCCTATGCATAAACGAACCAAAGATCTCCGTCAGACCCTCCCGCTGGAGTAACATTAGTTGTTATTGTAAATTTTCTTAAAAGTTTGTCTGCAGTTATTGCGTTGTTTGTAACCTTGGCGGTTGTAACTGAGCCGTCTGCTAATTTTGCTGTCACTATTTGATTGTCAGAAATTTTTGCTGTCACTATTTGATTGTCAGAAATTTTTGCTGTCGTAATTGCATTATCTGCTATCGAGGCTGTCGTAATGGTTCCTCCTAATGTGCTTAAATCTACATTACTCAAGTTAGTTCCATTAGAGTATGCTAAATGAACTTTACCTTCAGATAAAGCAAATCCAGAACCACTAGCAGTTTTCATAGTAATTGTGCTAGTACCGTGAGTTGTACTGTCTTTTATCATGTACATTTTTTCCATTGAGTTTGGAACAGTTACGTTTGTTGCTCCTGCCAATGTACCTGCAAAATCTAGTATCATATTTCTAGCCTGAGATATCGCTCCGTCATTCATAGCTAGTGCTACTGTTGTAGCAGTAATATTAATTGACTCATAACCAGCCACGGCTTGTTGTACTAAATTAAGATTTGTGTTTGTTTTTGTTCCCCAAGTAC